GCACATTATCAACCTGAAAGGATACACGGAAGAGTACCAGAATGGGGCGAATCAGAAGGGGATTAAAAAGTGCAGTGAGGTTGAAATCTATAATAACCTGGCAAAAAATTATCTTTCTTACGTGAAACAGCTAGACGATATGCTTCAAAAAGCAGGAGGACAGACCAAGAGTGATGAGCTCATAGACTTTCTGACGGGCGGTGGGTAAATGACGGAATTTGAGCAGTATTTCACCGGCCTTTTGGATGGTAAGATTGTAGCCTGTGAAAAAATGAAAAGAATTGCAGATGTTCTTCTGGAACAGTATTACTCTCCAGGAGAGTATCATTTTGATTTCGACATTGCCAAACGTCACATAGATTTTATTGAAAAGTTCTGCAAAATTCCATCTGGTAGAATTGGAGCACCGCTAAAACTGGAACTATTCCAGAAGGCAAGGTTCCAGGCAATATTTGGCTTCGTGGATGATAATAACATTCGTCAATATAATGAATGCTTGATCGTTGAAGGAAGAAAAAATGGAAAAACAACAGAAACAGCAGCGATAGAAATTGATCTTTTGGTAAATGACAGGGAAGGAGCACCACAGATCTACAATGTGGCAACTATGCGCGATCAAGCTGCTCTTGGCTTTACAGCATGTCACAAAATGGTTCAGCAAAGTCCCTTATTAAGCAAGCATATCAAAAAGAGAGCAAGTGACCTTTATTTTAAACAGAATTTTGGATTTATAAAAGCATTGGCAAGTAATACCAACAGCCT